TATTTTCTAAAGACAATTCTGAGCTCAAAAAAACAAAATTCAAAATAAACAATATTAACAATTTCTCATTTCTAAATTCCTTTCGCACACGGTTAAATGCAATTAGCAATTCATACCGTTTTTCCACAGAAAGCGACGTTTCTAAAAACTTGTGATTCTCTAATAACTGAATTATATCCAAACCACTATATCCTTTTTCATACAATTTCGAACAAAGCCCCATCAACTTGTCAATCGTTATTTTTTTATTTACCGTTTTCAATAACTCCTTCTTCAATGCTTCTAATCGCGCCGCTTTCACGTCCTTCATATTAAATAAATTATTTAAGTTGTATTTATATAAGTTAACAATCGCGCCATTTATAACTGGTTCAGGCACATAAATTTCACAAAATCGCGACAATATTGGCTTCATCAGATTATATTTGTCCTCGGCAACAATAAAAAACCGCGTATTATGACTAAAAAGCTCAATACATCTACGTAGCGCGGATTGAGCATCCATAGTCAATTTATCCGCGTTCAATAACACGATGCTTTTAAAAGTATTGCCGCTATTTGAATTAATATGAGTCTTTGCAAAGAATTTCAACTCATCTCTAATGAACTTGATGCCTTTGCCGTGTGAACAATTCACATACATTACAAATGATTTGATTTTCTCTCTATCATTGTCATAAATTTTGTGTATAAATTCGTTGACAATTGTTCGTTTTCCACTACCGGTCGTCCCGTGAAAAAGTAAATTAGGGATTTTATGGCTGGAATAAAAAAAATCCAATTTATCCTTTATATTTTGATGAATGTTTAACATAAATGTGATTACTATATTTGAGTGAGTGTTTTTATATTTTAATATAACGTAATTAATATTTTTTATACAAAGTAACAGATTTTTAAAAACATTTATTAAACCAATATAAACATATATTTGATATATTTTTATATAATTGAAATGACGATAAAAAAACATATTTTTTGTCAATGTATGAAACCGTGGGCTATTTGCGCGAATAAGAATAATAGTTATAAATTGGATGTTAGAGACCTCATTGATGTATATTCATTAAAATCACAAAACTATTATCACATACCAAAAGGTGTTCATAAATATATTCCATTGAATTTTTTGGATTACGACTTTATTAATAAAAAATGGTTACAAACTAAATTTGAATGTAGATTTCGCGATAAAAAGAAGTAAGCGCTTTTAACAGTCACTAAAGCTTATACAGATGTCGTAAGCGAATGCGTGTAAGGATTACTTCTAAAAGCGTTCAAAATATCCGGCTGAATACGGTCACAACCAGCACACTCATTGTAATATTGCGGCATAGTAATAGAACCATATGTTTGAACCGACGGCGGCAATGGTGTCACTGATATCGCCGGATTTACTCGGCCAGCAAATCGGTCGCTATCACTCTTAATAGTTGTTAAATTCATTTGCTGGTTAAAGATTTGAGTTCCACCTTGGTTAGGTCGATTATTAACAGTCGATGATTTAATATCATTATTATGTTGATTATAAGCCGCCGAATAACTCATATCACCAAAACCAGTCGCCGCTCCACCAGACGTGCCAATATAACTACAACTTGTACTATCTCTTTGGGTTGCTTCACCTGGCATTGCGTTATTAACATACATACCCTCTTTTTGGTTATTAATGTTAAATGTTGGCGCATACAATGTCGTCTCTTTGATGGTTGTTGTTGTTGGATCATTTGGGTTATAGACTGGACCTTTTGAACCTGCGGCAGTTCCTGCGTCACCATAAACTCTGACATTATTTATCGTCTCATCCTTGCGAGTAGGTCTAAACATATCCATTATGGGAGAAATAACCGCGCCAATTGCGCCACTAAACCCGCTTCTATGGGTATCTGGTTGTCTCACAGTAGTCCTATTATTTTCATAATTTGTGTGACTGCGTAAAAAATTATCAGCATCTGTGCTGGGACCGCGACGCTGAGCGGACGAGTGATTGACACCACAAGTCATCGACTCTTGACGCTTACTCTTCTCGAAATTTTCAGGAGCATAAGCCGCTTTTCTATCTGCCGCTCCAGCAGGACCCATATAGTCCGTGACAATATCATTACGTCTGACTATTCCCATTTCCTGAATAGATCTCAATGTTTCGCCCTTTTCGGCGCCTGTTGTTGTTAGCCAACGGTCTTGACTATTAATAAAAAATGTATCAGGTCTTTGTTTTTCTACACGACCCATCGTTTCAGTCGAGGCTGCGTTCTTAATATAAGAATTCGCGGGACCTTCGTGATTTGTCAACTCGTATTCCAGTTTGGGATTTGTCACCACTCTCATTTGGTCAACAGTATAAGGCAACCATTTGTCGCGCGCCTCCATTCCTGAATTGTAACCACCTGTGCCGTTTACACTATTATAACCTTTATCAAGACCTGGACCAACCATAACACTGTCAAACGGTTTCACATTATTGTTTTTCATACCTGGATTTACACGGGATTGATAAAAATCACTGTTATTTGGCGCTCCATAAGCCCACTGCATATTGTCTTCCGGCTTGAATAGCGGCGCTTGTTCTATTTTCTTAATGGTTTGTGAGCCAGAACCAATCATATTATCTAAAACCGACTCCGCAATATTGACATCATAAGTGTTGCCCTTTACTTTGCCTCCATTAAAAGGTACCATATTGTTGTGCTTAAATTGCTCTGAATCTAAATAATTTCCGGTCATCGAATAAATTTGTTGCGGATTTTGGCCAACGGGCGCGTTATTGCGGACTCTTTGTTGATAGGCATTTTGGTCGAAATACTTATCGGTCGCCGCATTTGGGTTTGGATACTCTTGAACTGTATCAACTAATTGATTTATATTTGAAACCGGAAAATTCTGGGGAGGAATATTTGTATTTGGTAAATAATTACGATTTACACCCATACTCGTAAAATTCTCTTGATTTATTTTTTGTGTTTTTCCTTTTTCTTTTTCAGTATCGCACGATTTTGATGGTGTTTGATTTGATACTATATACATTCCACCTAATGCTAATAAAGGGATTGCTAATTCCATATTATATATATAAACTATTATATTTTTTAATTTTATACTGAGAGAAAGATATTAATAATAATCTAAATAATATTATCAGGTTATTATTTTTTCATTTTTTATGCTTTCTTCGCCGATGCGCAAGAATTTGTTTGCGCACACGTAGTCGGACCCGCTACATATCCACCACGAATCAAATTGTAACTTGATGGCAAATAATTGTTCGTTTCGTTAATCACACAATCTCTCTTTGGTGTAAAATAATCTTTTTCTAAAACTCTTGTACTTAGATTATTTTGAAAAGGCATACACGTGTTTTCTTGAGGATTTAGAGGAGGATAATACCAATCGGTTTGTTCGACGTCACGATACCACCAAGCCGGGTTTGTTGCTCTTGACTGGTCTGTAAACAAATTATTACAAGTAGGGTATTTTATAGCCTCATTGGTGACATTGTAATTTTTATATTCATCTTTTCCTAAACAATCACGACTTAAGGGCTTACTGACACCTCGCAATTCGCTTTCTAAATTAATTGTATTTGTCCTTAAATTCGCACCCCATTTTTGGATAATGATTTGAGGGTCTTCTATGTAGCAAGGGTCCGCACCATTACCGGGCACATTTAAAATCCATCGGCCTGGATCTGTCTGTTGTTGTAACCTTTTCATTGTTCTACAATCGTCATAATTAAATCTGGTATTGGCCATATTTATTATATATATATATACTTTTTTATAATGAAATAAATAAAAAAGTATTACAAAAAAGATAAACAAAAACTAAATATACTTTTTATTTCATTATACATAATTGAAGATTTAATTCATTTTTATCAAATTAAATCATCTAATATTGAAATGGTCTGACCATCACTCACCAACGTATTATATAATATCTGATATATTTTAATCGTTTAACAATTCTAATCTGTAATATGTTCCGTTTAGTTTAATTCTTAAATACTTACCGCTACTACCTCCACTTGTAGAATTAAACTCTAAATTAGCACCATTAAACTCTATATCACCATTAGTCGTATTAGGATTAAATGATATATTGCCTCTTCCAATAGTAGCAGACCTCGCCCTCAAAAGAAGGGGTGTAGTTTCACTTTCAATCTCAAAAGGGTTTGTATCTATTGAGTTGCGGTGAAGGATTGTAGAAGCACCGCCACTTGAAAAATTAACTATCTCTATTGATTTACTATTCGCATTATCAGTTCTCGTTAAATATAGACCTTGTAAAAAATCACTATTAACATTAGAAACTTCACTACCTCTACCTGCTCCTTGATTTCTAAATAGTCCTATTCCGTTTTGATTAGACGCAGCAGCATTATTAATATTGATACTTTTATTATTTGTTGTATCGTTTAATTGATAAGATGTAGCATTCATTACATTCGTCGTAGGAGCAGTTCCTATTGATATTTGATGAGTATTTGAAGGAACAGCAATACTTCCATTAGACAATACATTACTCGTAGCTTTTGGATTAAGAATAATTTGTCCTGTTCCACTTGAAGCAGTCGCATCAATAGAAATATCGGCAGATGAAGTTTTAATAGCATTTCCATTTAGGTCAAGAGGTTTTCCTATTTCTATTTCTTGACTTGAACCATTCAAAGTAAGAATAGAGTTGAAAGCGTTATTCACAAGAGTTTTAAAAACAACACTTCCGTCTTTATTCCCACCACTACTTACATTTTGACTTAATGTTTCTATTCTAACGAACTCTGTTTTTGTTCCAGCGTCGTCATTTCCGTAAAAACTTTGAGAAGCAATTGTATCACCAGCAACCGCATTCCTACCACTCTTGTAATATTCAACAGACGGAACACCAGTAGTCGCACCAGCAGTCGCATTTGAGTTATTAAGGGTTAATTGAGGATTAGAAGTATAACCGACACCGCTATTCGTAAGACCGATTAAGGCATTCAAACCAGTAGCGGTATTACCTAAATCTAATGTTTGTTGAAGAGTTCCAGCACCACCACCAGCAAGAATAGTCGCCCAAGTTGCCGATGAAGCACCACTCGTCACCCCAGTAGCGGTTAAAGAAGTAGTAGTTGTTAAATCTACAAGTTGAATACCTGTATTTTGTGTATAAGTATAAATTGTCCCAGCAAGATTAGAAACAAAAGCACTTGATTTTCTATACCAACTATTCCAATTGCTCGTGGTGTCTAACATCGTTAATCCGTCTTGGGTTAATTGGGCGGTGACTGGTTGCCCTGTCGCTGGAATGGTAAGGGCAGTAGAAGACATGTTAAGATTATCACTCGTAAGACGCAAATCCCCTGTCGTAGTAATGGCGAGGTTTCTATTAGACCCAATTACAGAATGCTCTATCAACGCATCTCCCAACACTGGGACTTCCAATCGTAGAAGATGAGAAGACCCCGCCGCAATATTAGATGCCCCGTAAAAAGCAGACGAACCACCCCCGTTCATCTCCGTCTGGGTTTGAGTTAGAATATTATTTACATCGTCCTGATAGTTCATTAAAGAAACAGCAGTTAGACCCGCCTGTATTTGCTCTGTTTTTCTTGCGAATAAAACTGGAGCAACATCATCATTATCGGTGACTATAACATTATTATAAGAACCGAACCCTACGCTCTCTGTTTGAATACCATTTCCAGTATTTGCTTGAGTTGTTGTTGCTTGGATTACTTTACTAACACTTCCCAATTGAGAGGTTATTGTTGAGGTTGATGTATTTACACCATCAGAATAGAGGATAGTTCCTTCACTCTCTGTAGCATTCGTAACATTACCGATTGAATTGACGATGCCGAGGGTATTATTATTATAATTCTGGGCGACGAGGGAGTTGGTCTGGTTGATTTGAGTGGAATAGGACACCTGTATTACTGCTGGGGAACCTGTATCACTATTGGAAAGATGGAGGTCATTCAACCCCACGAAACCAGTGCTTTCCTGTCTTAAACAATTTAAACCAGTAGAGATTTGCTCGGAAGTAGCAGTCATTACCGAACCACCTGTTGCCGAAGATGTTGTATATTTAATATCAAATGACGGGTCTAAAAAAGTAAGTTCTGTTTTTGCCTCTGAACCATCAGCACTCGTGTTATAACCAGTCGTTGTTCCCGAACCCGTAATATGCCCGACATTTACACTGGAAGATGTTGGATTTATATTATCAATAATAAAAGATTGGTCAGTACCAACAAGGACAAGACTAAACCCGATGTCGGCAGTTGCTCCAGCAGTCAAGACCTCTTGTAAAGTGTTGCTTGATGCCGACCCCGAGATAATATCCGCCCAAGTAGCCGATACAGTTCCAGTAATATCCGTATATTGGAGTTGGGTTGGTTGGAAAAACGCCGTATCATTCACACCATTGCCGACCTGTATTTCGGTGGGTGTATAGAGGGTAAAATTAGCACCGGCAGTATCATTTAATAATATCTTCTCTGAACGTAAAGCATTACCATTTACACTATCTACCCATAAAGGATTAAAGAAACCTTGTGGACCGACAGTTTGGGGTGTCAAAGCTAAATAGATTGGGTCAATTCCACCGGTCACTAATAAATTGCCATATATAAGTACATCTTGTCCTGTTACACCAATTCCAGTATATCCAGCAGTGCCTCCTACTCCAACTCCATTCATCTGTATCCAAGGAGTTCCTCCTGTAGCTCCTTGAAACCCTTGAGATCCTTGTGCTCCTGTAGCACCTGTGGCACCTTGAAACCCTTGAGATCCTTGTGCTCCTGTAGCACCTGTGACACCTTGAAATCCTTGAGCACCTGTGTCTCCTTGAAATCCTTGAGATCCTTGTGCTCCTGTAGCACCTGTGACACCTTGAAATCCTTGAGATCCTTGTGCTCCTGTAGCACCTGTGACACCTTGAAATCCTTGAGCACCTGTGTCTCCTTGAAATCCTTGAAATCCTTGAGATCCTTGTGCTCCTGTAGCACCTGTGTCTCCTTGAAATCCTTGAGATCCTTGTGCTCCTGTAGCACCTGTGACACCTTGAAATCCTTGAGATCCTTGTGCTCCTGTAGTTCCTTGAGAACCCGTTGCTCCTTGTGCTCCTATAGGACCTAATTGTGTATTCATTACTTGCTGAACAGTTAATATTATACCAGGAATCTCTGGTGTTACTGTATTATCAGATACAACACGAACATTAGTTGAATCAACTTCATAACCTAAACTTAAGGTTTCTCCACTTGGATTAGTTACTTGATAAAACCAATTCCATGCTGCTACTTCTCTTTCATTTGAACCACCTACTAAATCAACTTCTGTATTTGTCCAAGAAATTGGTCCTGATGAATTATTTAACCAAATTAAAATATTATGAATCCCACCTCCAATTTTCGAAAGTTGGGCTGAAAATTGAATATTATATATACCTGGATTTTGAATTGTAAATTCTCCAGTAGCCGGACTTACTAATATAACTCCATTATTAATATCAGTTTGGTTAACATATAAAAGTCCCGTTAGGCCAGCAGGAGGTGTAATCCCTGTATCTCCATAAAATGAACCAAAATAACCTAAAGCACCAGCAGCTCCTGTTACTCCTTGTAATCCTTGTGCTCCCTGTGCTCCTGTGTCTCCTTGAAATCCTTGTGGCCCTATGTCACCTGTAGTTCCTTGAGATCCTTGTGCTCCTGTAGCACCTGTGTCTCCTTGAAATCCTTGAGATCCTTGTGCTCCTGTAGCTCCTTGAAATCCTTGAGATCCTTGTGCTCCTGTAGCACCTGTGTCTCCTTGAAATCCTTGAGATCCTTGTGCTCCTGTAGCTCCTTGAAATCCTTGAGATCCTTGTGCTCCTGTCTCACCTGTAGCTCCTTGAGATCCTTGTGCTCCTGTAGCACCTGTGTCTCCTTGAAATCCTTGAGATCCTTGTGCACCTGTAGCTCCTTGAAACCCTTGAGAACCTTGTGCTCCTGTAGCACCTGTAGCTCCTTGAAATCCTTGAGATCCTTGTGCTCCTGTTGCTCCTTGGGAACCTGTTCCTTGAAAACCTTGAGGTCCTTGAGAACCTTGTGTTTTTAAATCACAACATCTTTTTGCTCCTAAATATTGACTATAGTTTAATGACATTTATTCTAAAATAATAAGATAATTTTATTTTATTATTTTATTTATTGATATTATTATATGAAAAAAAACACATATTACCTTAATAATAATATTTTGTTACGATAAATTGTAACAGTTTTAAGAAGGTAAATTTGCGAGGCAGAGTTTTATCTCCCCAAGACTGGCAACATTATACTTAACAACCAGCGGCAAATCATTTTCCAAGTAGACTTCAATTTGGGAACACAAATTAGTACATTTAATGAAGTAACCAAGATTCTTTAGAGAGAATTCGCCCTGAATAATTTTAGAAGAATCTTGCTTCAAAACAAAGCCCATACTTCCGTCAGATTCGGCTCGATGAATTTCCGCAGAAGCAAATTGTCCTGAGCATTTAAATATCAGCTCATTACCGACAGATTTGATTTCCAACTTATCAGAAATACAAGACAAATCGCGAATAATTTTCTGGAAATCTGCCGAAGGCAAAGTGATAATCGAAGAGAATTTAACATCGGGATACTCGAGTTCTTCTTGGTCGGGCTCAATTAGACGCAATTTCTGTGTCTTACATTGTTTAATTTCGCCATTTTCAAATTTAAGAGCCAAATGCGAAACAATACCATCGACATAATCGCCATTTTCAATATAAATAGTCAAAGTATCATCATTATCAATCGAGTTAATCAATTTAAACAAGTGAAACATATTAACACCAATAATGATTTTCTCTTTTTTACACTCGTAGAACTCGAAATTTTGCGCTGCTAAATAAAGATGGGCCAAAATAGTATGAGATTTATCCATATTAATAATTCGGATACCATCAGGTTCAAAAGTAATATTGGTTTCTAATAAAATATCCTTTAGAGCGGTCATCAATGTTCTAAACGGCGCAATTTGTACAGTTTTAATTGTTAAAACATTCCCGTCGGTTACACATTGCGTTTGATTTTTGGATTTATCAGTAAAAGTGGTCATTATACATTGTTTTTAATTTAAATCTTTAAATACTTATGGATTTAAATTATTTTATTTATTGATTTGTTAATTTTATTAAATAAAACCTACATATTACTAATTAATTCGCGTGTTTCGATGTCAATATTATTCATAATATTTTCAAGTGATTTCACGTTATTTATCGCCATTTTATCATTAGTTAAAAAACTGATTAAATCCAATATAATCTTTATTTTTTCTTTTGACCATTGATTATTCAATTTGTCGACTACTTCATTATTATATAAGATTGTCATATTATCTTTACAAAAAATATTCTCATTGTAAATTTGTTCTACAAAATTATTAATGATTATGTGATAATAGTTTAGGCATAAACAAATCATTGAATATTCTTTATATGTCTCTTTCAATCTCTCAATACCTGTTTGGGCACATTTGAACAATGTTTTGATTCTCGGCGTTGATTCAATGAACTCCTTTTTTAAAAAATACTGGCACGCCGCGTGAATTGGATTATACATATATTGTAAATCGGACTTGTTTGTATTTAGGACATATCGACAAAATGCTTGAAATACTCCTGGTTCTTGGAAAAATATAACATTATTTTGTATCAATATTTTTGTCCCATATGGTTTGTTACTAATAATTGCCAATTTAATTATGACGGAAAGCGGATCTAAAATAAACAATTTAACATTATCATTTGTGTTGTTTTCAGCCATTTTACTTTTATATACATTATCAAAATATATTTAATATTTTTATAATATCAATTAATTATTATATTTAATCTTTTTCATTATTTTCATTATTTCCATTATTTCCATTATTTCCATTATTTCCATTATTTTCATTATTCTTTATCCAGTCATCTATTAATTTATAATCTATTATATTGTCTTTTTCAATAACTGTATAAGTTTCTGCGGAACTTTGGAAGGTACCACTACCTACAAGCGTAAATCCACTCAATTCAGTTGGTATAAGATGAATTTTATATACGCCTGGGTTTATATCTATTCTGCGAATTTGATTGACATTTATTAAACAATGTGTTATCCTAAGAAATCGTGATGACATTTGTATTGTATTATATTAAATATAGTTTAACATTTAAGTAAATTTGATATATGATATTGTATTATGGCTATTATGATTTAAAAACTTATTTAAAGACATATTAATATATAAGATTTAAAATGTCAGAATATATAACAATTACTACTACACCCAATATCGAAGAGATGCAGACAAAATGTTTCAATACAATAACCGAGTTATTTGAAAAATACAAAAATAATGAATATATGTTACAACGAATAAATACTCATATTGTCAACTATTTGCCCAACTCATTATCAAATGAATGTAAAATTTACGAAGACCGTTTAATCCGCAATAATTATTTGTCAAACGAGCAGCAAATTTTTATCCAGGTTTTTCTCAGCAAAAATCAATATTTCTACTTACCAAGTAATAATTTCTTTTACGAATACAATGGCACAAATTTTTTAATTGTTAAGGAAGACGATATTATTCACAAGTTGTTATCCAGTATTTCCAAGGATAGGGTTCTTATGCAATGGAAACATAAGACCAAGTCAAATATTATCAAGCAAATTAAAGACCGTTCTTTGTTTACATGTATTCCTGAAACTGACACTATTCAAGATATCCTTAACCATTTATATCCTTCTATTTTTACAAGCAAAAACTACGCTAAATATTTTCTGACGATTATTGGTGATAATATTTTGAAAAAGAATCAAAACCTGATATTTTTAGTTAGTCCTCAAATGAAAAAAATACTTATGGAACTTGATAATATAGCATTCGGATCGATTGGAGTCAGCAATGCCACGCACAATTTTATGACGAAGTATCACGAGAATCATTCTTATGAAAATTGTCGTCTAATAAAGATGAATGAGAGTTTCTCAAATAGTGTTTGGAGAGAAATATTGAAAAAAATAGGTTTAGATTTACTTTGTGTGGCAGTTCATTATTCAAAACGGTATGAAAATTCGGATAAATTTATTGAAAGCAAATCAGAAGAAGAAATTAAAAACTACGCATATTATTTGAAAAATTCAAATCCCAGCGTTATTGTGTCGGAATTTTGTAATAAATATATAATTAGTGGCGCGAATAATATTCAGATTGAATGGAAAAATCTACATTTTCTTTGGAAACAATTTCTCTCTAATTCTAATTTACCAAACATAATTTACTCCAACTCTTTAAAGAATCTATTGAAGGAATCATATAATTACAATGAAACAAATGATTCATTTATTGGAATAACAAGCAAATATTTACCAATTCAAAGCGATTTTATTAAATTTTGGGATTCTTCAATACAATTTATATCAAATGAATATAATAATTCTTTTAACCATGAATTGGAAATAGACGAAATATGTTCTCTCTTTAAAGCTTGGACTAAATCAAAATCTGATATTGTTTCAAGCAATGGCAACATTTCAGATGAGAATGTCTTGAAGATTTTAAAGCATTTCTTTCCAAATATTGAAATTATTGAAGACAAATATGTACTCAATATTACCTGCTTATTATGGGATAAAAATAACGAGATTGAACAATCGTTTAATTATATTAAAACACAAATTAAAAACAATAGTCAGGTGCTATCATTGATTTCATTTGATGACGCGTATAATCATTATTATAAGTATTGTAATATGAATTCACATAAGTCTATTGTAAGTAAGCGTTATTTCGAAAAATATTTATATTTTAAATTATCAGAATATATTGTTTATGAGAGATTTATTGAAACGAGCTGGGTTCAAAATTAATTTAAAAATTAATTAATAAAAAACAAATTATAATGTTACGTATTATCATTATAATTTTTTATGCGTTACCAGCAACAAATTGAAGATCAACACCACTGGTTCCTGTAATACCACTAATCTCAGAAGGAGAAAGATTGCCTCCTAAAGCCATACCACCTCTCATTTTGCGACTACCCTTGCGACCCTTCTTCATTGACTTGCCATTCTTAATGAAGCCAAAGTGTCCCTTCTTTGTCAAAAACCCGGCCTTAACCAAACGCTTATCCTTCTTGGCAGTCATATGCTTTGCCTTGGAAACAATACGACCCGCCTTGTTCTTCATCAAATGGTGTTTGCAAAGACCACCAGTTGTCTTGTAAGCAGTGCCGTGCCAAACTTGGGCGCGGGTTCCAATCAAAACATCAAATGTTTTACCACTGACGGAATATTTACCTGTCGACGTTCTAGAAAATTTTGTCATTATAAATTTAAGTGAGAAAAAAATAAAATTATTGGTTGGATATTATTGTGAAACGCACTGTTTAAAATCTGTTTTTAGGTGGCATTCCGCTCCCACCAGGCGTCCCTTGTGGATTTCCTAGATAATTCAAATTTAACGGTTCTCCTAAATAATTATTTCCATATTGCGTTGAACCTCCTAAACTTGTACGTATTACGTGAGAATACCATATTTTATGCGGTACTTTATATGAACCCGAATCAGAACCAGGAATATTTTTATCATAGTTGTCAGGAATACACAAACAATTAATATTATTTGTATTTTTATTAAGAGCATTTAATCGCGCTATATAAAGTAGCCTTTTTAAAGAATTTGAATTATTACCAGGTCTAAAATTTGTAGTTGACATTTTATATTATTTCAAAATAATATTATTTTTATAACATTTTTTATATATCTAAAATGACCATTTATATTTTGTTAATAAACTCTTTACATCTTCTTGAGTTTTATCCATACGTTCTAACAAATCTTTAGTATCATCATAAAATGTTTCTTGTTGAGAAATTTTTTGAAAATTGTCTTCTAATAATTTCATACATTTTTCATAATCATTAAGATCACTTTTGATTTTTTTACAACGAGTAATAATATAACCACAATCTTTTGATGTATCCGACCCAGAATCTAAACAGTTAAACGTATAATTTTTTATGTCGTCGTATTTATAAATAGTTACTTCTACTACATTATTTCCTTTCTCTTTACTTCTTAATTCAGTCCCAAGATTTTCTAATTTACTTAAAAATTCATTAGCATATTCTTTGGTTGCTTCATATTTTTCATTGACATCTTCTTGTAATCTAATATTTTTTTTTATATTTTTTTGTGATTTACTAACAGGTGGAGGTAAATCTGATATATCTAATGTTTTATAACCATACTCATTTTCAACTATATTTTTAACTTCTTCTGCTGATATTTTGAAAAATTCTCTACTTTGATTAACACGACAATGTGATAGATGTTCGTGAATTTTTTTTTCAAAATCACGACCAAAACCTTTTGGTAATTCCACTACGAACTCAATCTTAAATGGTGTTGGAACCCCAGTAGTAAACAAATCTGCCGCTCGCGTTATAGGATGGTCTCCAGTAAATCCCCATTTCACCAAATATGGCATTGATATACTGGTTAAACAATAATTATAGTCTGATTCATTATCTGTCATCATTTTTATTTTATATTTTAATAAAAATAAAAGATTTGATTCAATTTTATTTAAAATAAAACATAACATTTTTTGTTTTAAATAAAATTGAAATTATTTAAAAGGTTATTGTGAAGTAATATAATTATAAGACAATGAACGCTCAAGACGCAAATCTCGCTAATAAATATCAACAGAAGACCGATAAGCAGCATATCTTGGATAATCCAGATACGTATATAGGCTCTGTTGAAAAAATAGATTCTCAACAATGGATTTTAAATGATGACAATACCAGAATATTTGAAAGAAATATTGAATATGTTCCCGGTTTATTTAAACTTTTCGACGAGGGTATTGTTAATGCTCGCGACCACTCGGTAAGAATGACACAAGCAATTGCTAACGGACAACATAACGCTTTACCAGTAACCAATATTGAAATCACAATTGAAGAAGATGGTACAATTATTATGTTAAATGACGGCAATGGAATTGATGTTGCCGAGCATCCTGAACACAAAATATGGATTCCTGAATTGATTTTTGGACATCTCAGAACGTCTACAAATTATGATAAAACCGAAAAAAAAATTGTTGGTGGTAAGAACGGTTTTGGATTCAAACTTGTCTTAATTTGGTCAACATATGGTTCTGTCGAAACTGTCGACCATATTCGCGGTCTTAAATATAGACAAGAATTCAAAAACAATTTGGATGAAATTTGTAAGCCTTCTATTACTAAATGTAAAACTAAGCCTTATACCAAGATTACATTTAAACCAGATTACAATCGTCTTGGACTTAGTGGTCTTACACCAGATATTATCTCACTTTTGAGAAAACGTGTTTATGATATTGCTGCCGTAACGGATAAAACTATAAAGGTCAAATATAATTCTAATCCTGTTCCTATTAAAAACTTCCAACAATATATTGATTTGTATATTGGAGATAAAAGTGAAGTACCTCGCGTATATGAGGATTCCTCCGAAAGCAGATGGGAATACGCAGTTGCTTTAACACCGAATAATGAATTTACACAAGTGTCGTTTGTCAATGGCATTCATACGGCAAAAGGCGGCAAACACGTTGAATATATTTTAGGCCAAATCACACGAAAATTATGTGACTTTATTGAAAAGAAGAAGAAGGTCAAAGTCAATCAGAATTCTATCAAAGAACAATTGATTTTGTTTATTAGATGTGACATTGAAAATCCAGCCTTCGACAGTCAAACTAAAGATTTTATGAATACACCTTCTTCTAAATTCGGATCAAAATGTGAAGTCAGTGATAAGTTTATTGAAAAGGTTGCTAAAATGGGGGTGATGGATGCTGCGTTACAATTGACAGAAGTCAAGGAAAACAAGGCCGCCAAAAAGACTGACGGTGTTAAGTCTAAATCTGTTCGTGGTATTCCGAAATTGACTGATGCTAATTGGGCTGGAACTGAAAAGTCCAAGGATTGTGTTGTGATATTTTGCGAAGGTGATTCAGCAAAAGCCGGTATCATTTCTGGATTATCATCTGAAGACCGTAATTCAATTGGCGTGTATCCTCTAAAAGGCAAGCTTTTAAATGTGAGAGGTGAAACAGTGAAGAAAATTTCTGAAAATAATGAGATATCCGAAATTAAAAAGATATTAGGTTTAGAAACTGGTAAAAAATATGAATCAATTGAAGATGTATATAAACACTTGCGTTATGGAAAAGTATTATTTATGACAGATCAAGATCTTGATGGTAGTCACATTAAAGGATTAGGTATCAATTTGTTCCAATCTGAGTGGCCGTCATTAGTCGAAATACCCGGATTTATTGGATTTATGAATACTCCTATTCTAAAAGCCAAAAAGGGAGCTGTCGAAATGAATTTCTATAATGAAGGCGAATATGAAGAATGGAAAGATGAAAATGATACCAAGGGCTGGAAGATTAAATATTATAAAGGTTTAGGAACCAGTACTGGTAAGGAATTCCGCGAATATTTTGAAAATAAAAAGATTGTAGGTTTTACAAATACTGAAAAGAGTGACGACACAATTGATATGGTTTTCAATAAGAAACGCGCAGATGATAGAAAGGATTGGTTAAAATTATATGATCGAAGTAGTTTTATAGATACGTCAAAACAAATGATAACATATGATGAGTTTATTCACAAAGAACTAATTCACTTCTCCAAATATGATTGTGATCGTAGTATTCCCAACTTGATGGATGGTCTCAAAATATCATTGCGTAAAATATTGTTTTCCGCCTTTAAGAAAAATTTAACAACTGAAATTAAAGTCGCACAGTTTTCCGGTTATGTTTCTGAGCATTCTGGATATCATCACGGTGAGGCAAGTTTAAACGCAGCAATTGTCGGAATGGCTCAAAACTTTGTCGGTTCAAATAATATTAATTTGTTTATGCCAAATGGTCAATTCGGTACTCGTTTACAAGGCGGTAAAGATAGCGCATCTGAAAGATATATATTCACTCAACTTAACAAAATGACAAGAACTTTATTTCCGGCAAACGACGATAATATTTTGACATATTTGAATGATGATGGACTACTTGTCGAGCCTGTTTATTACGCACCAATTATTCCAATGATTCTTGTCAATGGTTCAAAGGGAATTGGAACTGGATTCAGTACAGATATTATGTGTTACAATCCTATTCAAATTATTCAGTATATCAAAAACAAGCTATCTTTACAAGAAAACAGCGTGGAGTTTATTCCGTATTATGATGGGTTTAAAGGACAAATAACAAAGATTAGTGATGAGAAATATTTGATAAAGGGTTTATATGAAAAGACCGGCAATGACACAATCCGGGTGACAGAGTTACCTGTCGGTTTTTGGACAGAAGATTTCAAAGAATTGCTCGAGAAACTGATTGAACCTGGTCAAGATAAAGAAGGTAAAAAGATAACAGCTGTAGTTAAGGATTATGATGACATGAGTAAAGATACCAATGTTGATTTTACGATTACATTCGCAAAAGGTAAGTTGGAAGAATTAGAACAATCTAAGGGCGATTATTCTTGTAACGGACTCGAAAAATTATTGAAACTTTATACGACAAATACTACTACAAATATGCATCTATTTGACGCGGACGATAAGTTACAAAAGTATGAGAAAATATCTGATATAATTGACGCCTACTATGATGTAAGATTAAAATTATATCAAACCAGAAAAAATTATTTGATTGCCTCAATTGAAAAAGAACTTGTATTATTATCAAATAAAGCCAAGTATATCAAGGAGAACTTGGAGGGCACAATTGATTTGAGAAAAAAGAAGAAGGAACAAGTGTTGGAAATGTTAGAAAGTAAGGGTTATGATATTATTGATGATGATAGTGATTATAAATATTTGACCAAGATGCCGATGGACTCGGTTACTGAAGAAAATGTTGAAAAGCTCCTTACCGAGAAGGGTAACAAAGAACAAGAATTAGCTATAATTAAAGGCACAACTATAAATAAGATGTGGAATTTAGAATTGGATAATTTGTTAGAGCAGTATTTGGAGTATAAGGAAGTTAGACAAAGACTTATGGATGGAGAAGAAACTAAATTAAAGAAAAAGAAGGTTACCAGTAAAGGAGCTGTTGTTAAAAAATCAGCAAAGAACCTTGTTGTTTTAGAGGAATAAATTGATAAAATCTAATCTTTAATATTGTTGTCTAATATTTGTTTAATTTTGCTCTGGTCATAATGTTGTGAGCAATCAATAAATTCAAAAATTTTTTTTATATTTTCCATATCAAACATCTTTTCAAATGTTATAAAATAACACCATTCTTTGTTCTGATTGTAAAAATTGTAAAACTCATTATTTAGAGCGTTTAAATATTGAAGAGCATTTTTATCTTTTTTTAACCAACTGCTTTGCGATTGAGCCGCAATATTTGCTCTAATTTGTATTATAACTTTTGTTTGTGGAAACAATTCCTTGAACTCTCTTAGATATTTTATGTCACCATTATCATAACGAATTTCTTTAAAACCCCACATATTAGTCGTCTCTTTATTCTTAAAAAGTGAAGCAATTAATATTTTAATCATACTAACTGTTTGTTGAAAATTATATGAATTATACCAAGACGGTTTGACATCTTTAGAAACAATATCTTCATAACTTGCTGGACGAAGGTGTCCTGGAACATAATCAAATGTAGTAGTTTTAATCCTTTTATAAAACTCTAAAAGGCTATTAATTGCGCCAAAATTCTCACCACAAACATTGCTATTTGGCACACTATTTATGATTCGCTGCATTGTAGTTGATCCGGAACGTCCGGTGGCACATATTAACACTATTTTATCCATTATAATAAGAATTATAAATTTTTATTATAGTTTAACGATTTTTATAAATAAATTAATAAATAAATTAATAAATAAATTATTTAACAAATACTTAAATATATTATTCAAAATAACTATTATGATTACTGATACGACCAAAGAATCGATGTCAAATGGTTACAAGCATAGTTATCCATTTAATTTTGCGGTAATAGACAATTTTTTCTGCGAAGAACAAATAAAAAAAAGTCTCGAAGATGTTAGAAAACTTGACATATTAAAAGCCGATTATAAATTTTATGAATCGTGGTGGGAGTTAAATAAATATGCGTTTCAAAATAACCTTGGTGAAAATTTAGATAATGTATTTAAATACTTAACAAGTGATGAATTTATAGATTATTTAGAAAAATTAACAGGAATAACAGGTATTATAAGAAACGATTTAAAATTAAAAGGAGCAGGAGTACATCGCATTTTAAAAGACGGCTTTTTAAAAGTACATACAGATTTTAACAGTTATGATTCAGATAAGCACGGACGTCTTGATAGGAGAATTAATTTATTGCTATACTTAAATCCGGATTGGAGAGAAGAATACAACGGTCATCTATTATTATGTGATATACATAAACAACAAGTAAATTACAAAATAGCGCCATTATTAAATAGATGTGTTATTTTTAATACGACTAAGACCAGTTTACACGGCCATCCAGAGCCGCTAAATATTCCTGATAACATTTGTAGAGAATCGATTGCTGTATATTATTATACAAAAAATAATAATAACATAGATTTTGAAGGAGATAAAGAGAGACAAACACTGATATTTGGTATTGACCATTTTGACAAATCAAATATAAAGTTAATTTAGATATTTGGTAACAACCTTTTCTTAACGATAGTCGCTTCGCTTTAAGGGAATTTTGGTGCTACCTTTTTTAAAGGTAGCTTAGAACCAAGTTTTGAATTCGAGCTCACGATCACTGTTATCTGCCATAACAGGATGAGCAATTGGCACGACTAATGTACTGGCGTCATCTATATATTTCAAATAACCCTGTGCCTCACTATAAACTTGTTGAATGCAATAGTTTAAGACAATTTTGTTTAATTCAGCAACTTGTTGAGTAATATTATTTGGTTGATTTGCTGCGTTTTGTAAATAAACACTTCGCATAACAATTTTTAAAGAATCACAATCTTGAGGAGCAATTGTATATTGTCCATTTGATTTCTGATAAACACCTGCGCGTATTCCATTTTGTAAGATTTGAATGTTTTGTTGAGAGAAAAATGCTTTAGACAAATAAGTATCAGTCCACAACCCTTCGGTTGGGTTCCTAAATGTTACACACTGATTTGCTGGTATTTTATCATACATTTCAAATAAAGTAGAAGTATTAGGCGATTTAATATCTATGCGTCCATTAGTAACTTTATTCATTTATATTAGACTTATAGAAAAAAATATATATTTATTTTATATACAAATGGAAGGATTTCAAAAAATTGTTTTATATGCTGCAATAATTATTTTAATTATTACATTGGTCGTAATTGGTGTAGCTCTTTCAAAAGCTAAGAATAATGTTTTATGGCCTCCTATGACACCTGAATGTCCTGATTATTGGATGATAGATGGTTCTGGCAATAATGCCGTTTGTGTTAATGTAAAAGGTTTAGGAAGTTGTACTACTCCAGCACAAGGTGATAAATTTTATACTCAGAACTTTAATACTTCTCAATTTACTGGTTCTCAAGGTGTATGTAATAAATACAGTTGGGCTACAAATACTTGCAATGTTAGCTGGGATGGTATTACATATGGTGTAAGCCCTCCCGATTGTTCCACATAAAATAAATATATTAATTATATAATGGATAATATAATTAATTTAGTAAATAAATTACCAACAGATATTGTTGGTATAATTGAAGAATATGTAGCTAAAAAGGAATTCACTTTCACAAATAAAACAAATTATAATTTGTATCATCATCTTATAAAACCCACGATTAAAACATATGAGATGTATATACGTGACACAATTAGAAGAGATAATAATTTTGTTTTTGAAATGATAGTAAGAGAGAACTATTTAAAATGGTTTGAAATAAAAAACTATACATACAAAAATTATGAATTCAAGAATTATGTTTATTTTGTTATTAATTATTGTATTGAAAATGAATCAAATAAATGTAGGATTTTTATTATAGATTTTTTGCAAGAACTTGGATTATACAAAAACCAACATAAAAAGAATTTCGTTAAATATATAAAATGGAAAAATTGAATATTAATAGTATTTTGGATAGAGATGAAAAATCCAATACCATTAAAGAGATATTGAAATCCTTTGAAGCGAATAAAAACAATATGTTGATTAAAAAGGGAATATATGTTTATGGCACGCCTGGTACAGGTAAAACCACATTTGTTTCCAATATTTTAAAAGAGATGGGTTATGATATTATTAATTATGATGCCGGTGACATTCGTAATACGTCTGTTATTGAAGATATTACAAAGCATAATATGTCTGATAAAAATATAATGAGTCTTTTTAATAAAAAGGTCAAAAAGATTGCTATTATAATGGACGAAATTGATGGCATGAATAATGGTGACAAAGGTGGAATTAATACGTTGATTAAACTCATTAGACCCAAAAAGACAAAAAAACAGAAATTAGAGGAAATTACAATGAACCCGATTATTTGTATTGGCAATTATCGCGTGGATAAAAAGATCAAAGAGCTTATGAAGGTTTGTAATACTGTTGAATTGAAAACTCCTACGAGTCCACAGATTAATGAACTTATCAATTCTTTATTTGCAAATATTGATACAAATATTAAAGATAAAATAATTCATTTTATTCAAGGTGATTTGAGAAAACTTAAAAGTATTTACGGTATTTATAAAAATGATCCTGATTTTTTTAAGGGTGAAATAATTGAAAATATATTTCAAGTCAAGTCTTATAATGATGATACTAAAAAAATAACTAATAAGCTTGTTAATAATTACTATAATATAAATGAACATGTGACCATAATGAACGAAACCGATAGAACAAGTGTTGGTTTATTATGGCACGAGAATATTATTGATGTTATTGACAAATATGATAAAAAAACATCGGTGCCTTTCTATATCAATCAATTGGATAATATTTGTTTTGCGGATTACATTGACAGAACCACATTTCAAAAGCAAATATGGCAGTTTAATGAAATGAGTTCACTAATCAAAACTTTTAAAAATAACAAGTTATATCACGAAAATTTTCAAAAAAAACAAAATTATAATCCTACGGAGGTTAGATTTACAAAAGTACTAACAAAGTACTCAACTGAATATAACAATTCTTTATTTATCCAAAAATTATGTCAAAAGCTTAATATGGATAAAAAGGATATATTCGGTTATTTTATTGATTTAAAAAATAAATATGACGATAATGAGATTTTTGCACGGTTTGAAAATTATGAAATAACAAAACTCGATATTAATAGAATCTATAGATATTTGGAAAAATATACAAAGGAAAACGCGGCTGGCACAACTGATAAGGAAATTGAAAATGAAGAAGAGGAAGAGGAAATTGTTGAAGAATAAGTATTACAATTTTTTTTGTAAAATTAAAAAAAATAATATTACAATTTTAATATTATTTTTTTATATTAGCCTGATAGTTTTTTACCTGACTAAAACACTGCTTCCGGGCTTTTTCTTCTCCATATCGTTCAATAGCATCATTCTCTTGTAATCCCAACCCTCCCTCGTCTCATCACTTACAGTACTATATAAGTAAGACTCATAATGGCTTGGCGACGTAAAAAACAAAGTAGGAACCTTATACTTGCCATCACATTCACCGGTTGACAGTCTAACTGAGAAAAACAGATTCTCAAATTTGCTACCAACCGTGTAATTGTAATATTCACCTGTCTCGGCATTTCTAATACGGTCTCCTATATCACCACTTGTATAAATACCTATTTGCTTTTTCTTGTAAGTAATAATACCACGGCGTTCAAAAGGAGCGGTTCTATAAATTAAATAGAAATTCTTGTCAGATATTTTTATTTTTGTCAACTCATTGTTATCGTCATTGTTTAATTGATCAGTTTCGGTTTCAATCTCGTTACTCATTTCACTTAGTATACTATAAATATGTGACTTCTTTTTAAGTATGTTTAATAGATCTTTTTTAAAAATATACCTATTTTGTTATTTAATTCTGCTGCAATGTACAATTCCTTTTAAACTGTATTTGCTCCATTATTATTTTTTTTAATTTATCCTCTAAATAGTTAACCTTTTCCTTCAATTGATTATTTTCCATAGATAGCTCTTGAACAAAAAATGTTAATTTATCGATTTTATCTTGTGCCATCTGAGGACTTACATTGGTTAACTGGTTCATTAAACTGTTATAATCATTTTGTTTTTTTTCGTGATCTTTAATAAGTTTCTCTCTTGATTCTTGGATTTGAGCTATTTGCTTTGTAACATCTGGCTTATTTTCAGGCGAACCAGGCTCATAATCGTCCAATAGTTTATTTATATCTTCCATAAAAAACTGTAAAACGCTTGGTTCCTTTACAAAATCTGAAGGTTTTAAAGTTGTATCCTTAATAGAAGGATTTGGCATCTGATTCAATAATACTTTTTTATCAAATGAATTATGATTGTGCGAAAATACCAAGATTGATTTCATCGGGTCTAATTGAACAAACGGAATCGTATAATTTTTTAGAAATTTCTTCTCTTCAGCAACAGAAGCATTTTCATCAAACCTGGTTTGCTTTAATAATTCCTTTCTAAACGCGAAAGTTGCCGCAGTGGCGTGATTCGGGCCATAAGGACCAAACTGGTACATTTTGTCGATATGTTTAAAATATATATACATTGTACTTGATCCAGCACATAATGCCTTTGGATTTTTTTGTAATGTAGTTACTGCGTGACTGATTCTTTCCGGTGGATAATAATCGTCATCATCCATATAAATAATTATATCACCCTTCGCCTTTTCATTTGTTATATTTCGTTTCTTACCGAGAGAGAATTTTTTATCATATTTAAAATATTTCACTTGTGGTATATGTGATACCAAATCTTCAATTTTATCCGTGCCATCATCGACAATAATCCATTCTATTTTATCCTTTGGATATGTTTGATTTTCAAAACATTTTATCATAATTGGTATAAAAGGACGCCTATTAAATGTTGGCGTACAAATACTAACAAATGGTGTTTTATCTAATTTGCCGTTTTTTTTCATTATTTAAATACAATATCAAAATATGTTTATATTGTATTTATTTTATTTAATTTTTCATTTATTTCTGTAGTTTTTTTAATTCCTTTAATAAATTAAAGTTACCACCTCCCTTCGCTGGTGCTGGTGTTGTTGCAGCAGGTGTTTCACTTGTAGTTTTTTTGCCTAAAAATTGTGTCATATTTAAACTCGGTGGGTTTTTAGAATATTCTATAAGCTTATCCATATAATATAAAATAAGGATTGATATTACGATAGAAACAAATCCGGCAACCGCTCCTAAGTTTTGGAAAAATATACTTATGACATACAAACATAAAAATAAAATTAATGTTCTGGGATAATTTTCCATAAATCCAGATAAAATATCACCAGCACCTACAGGACCGTTTACACGACCTTTAATATTGCCAGTTATTGTGCCTTTATATAAAATAAATGAGAGTGAAACCAACATCATTACTAAAAAAATTGGAATTGCTATAGGAAATACAATAATAGCGCAAATAATCAAAATTATAAAAAGAACAAATATTGACCAGTAACCAATTAATTCTTCTATTAGAGTGGCGTTATTTCTTATAAATATTGGCAATGATGTAATCCAAATGAATAACAAATATATCCAGTTAATAATACATAAAATAACAATTGAAAATAACAAACAGAATGGTCCTAATAATAATATAACTATCTGAGGAATACCTAATTTATTTATAAATTTAAAAATAAGCTGTATAACTGAATAATTCAATGAAAATATTGATTCATAAAGGGTAACAAAAAAATCACACATATGTGATGTCCATGTTTCTGTGCCGGCATAATTCTTTTTGGTATTTCGTAGACTATCAATAAAAAAATATTTTAAATTATCTGGGTAATTCGGAAACTGTATTGTTGTTTTATCGTCAAAAATGTGCACTGGTTTTGATTTTAGAGAGTTAACAGCACTTCCCTCATAAGGAGGTAAACTAGTATCTGTTGGAAGTTCGCAAGAAGACGATATTACAGAAGCATATACAATCCAACTGCCTATTTTATAATGACAATAAATAACTATTAATCCCACAAAAAATCCCATCAATAAACCACCAATATTATTATTTGTTGTACTGGTTCCATTATTTTCTGCATTCATTTCATCAATAGTTGAAGTATCATTTGAATCTGACATTTTACTTATATTAAAAAGATATAAAATTTATTTATAAAATTAATTCTCTGTATATCAAATATAAATTATTATTGATGCTTTATTTTTCTAAATAGGATGGTTTATTTTCTCTCTAATGATAGTTTTAAATTGCAGAGGTTAAAAATAAAAATATAAATTAATAATATATATGACATTAACAAAAGATACATATTATATATTATTTTTAGCAGTTACAAGTTTTTTATTAATTGTTTTAACATTTTATTGGATTGATTACCTTTCAAAAAATAAATATATTGTAGAATGTTTTCAACAGTTAAACAATTCTACAAGTCACAGTGTAGATTTGCCCTTAACCACCACTTATAGTTGCAAAAATATGTGCGGTCCTCAAGCCAGGTGCTCTATTACAGGTCAGCAATGTACAGCTGACATCGATTGTCCAGGTTGCCAACCTAAAATAAGTGGTGTCAAAACTCAAAGCGGTAATAAAAATGTACCAGGTGACAATGACGCGGGCAAGCTTACCGTTGGCGTGACACCGCAATATTCTCTTTTGACAAGCGATATTGGCACAAAAGCGCTTACAATTTCAGGTAAGGAGTTTTCGAAAACACTTTCGCCTACATTCGGTATAAACACTTGGCGCGACGATTTTGACGCTGAGCAAAAATTATTTGATAAAAGATATAAACCTCCGAATGATATACAATTTATGCCTTCATATCCGCCACGTTATAGTGTTACAGGCGACTTTCTTGAAAATGGACCATTGGCTTCAAATGCTACGCTAAATTAAAAAGCTCTACTAAATTAAAAAGCTATGCTAAATTAAAAAGCTCTACTAAATTAAATTAAATGCCATTATGTTTATCAATTGTCACATTTTTGGCTATATTTTTAATGATTTTGTCTTCTTTTTCCAAATCATTATCACCTTTGCCTCCCATTGCTTCAATAATGAGCTTATCATATTTATCCGAGAATCTGGATTCACTTTTTTCACAACCTGGATACTTTGCTTTAAATTCCTTTAATAATTTGGAATTCTTATGCGTCACGTGTTTGATTACCTTTCTCATTTTTTGTTTATTTTCATTTTCCTTTTCCCATTTATCTTGATCCTTTACATACATTATTTCTCTCTTTGAATCTGTACAATGAACCGGTCGTTTTGTCTCATCGAGAGAACTCAAATTACTAACAATTATCTTTGAAATACCTTCGACAAATCCCAACTTTCCAACATTTTCCAAATCACATAACTGTAACTTTATTGAATCAACAAAGTCCATTATATTCATCGCATCTTTACAAGTCTCATTTAAAAAGAATTGCAAATTGAAAGTTTTATTATGCGAATTAATATTACTGTGTGAAATATTAGTATTTGAACTATTTTTAGATAACTCCATAATGGTTTTACCTTGCTCTATTAACATTTTTTGTAATTCTTTATTTTGCTGTAAAACACTCATAATCAATTCAGGTGTTATCTGATTGTTTAAGTCTTCAGTATTTATTTCATCAGATTCATTTTCAATAGTAACACAAATTTTATTATGTTTCCATAAACCAGAATTAGTATAAAAATTTTTTTTACATTTTTCACAACAATAATTTTGCCCCTGTTTGCCACTTTTTGCCACCGAATCATTTCCAATTATTTCCTGTGTATGTTTTGCTGTATCCAAATGCTTCTTCCAGTTGTATATTTTACAGCATTTATAGTCACATTTTTCACAATAATATTCATTTGCCACTTTTGTGCCACTTTTTGCCACTAAATCGTTTCCTAAATTTTCCATAAGATAATAATAGAAAATATTTTAAATTGTAATATTTTAATTATATTTTTTTAAAAAAAAATTATCGTCACATATTTGAAAAACTTTTTTCGATGGTAAGACCTTAATTTTTTTTATGGTCTCAGCTTTTTTTCCATTTTTTACATATTTTTTTTTAGTAAAAGTATTTTCATTTTTCAATTTTGGACAAAAATAAATGTCCAAAATCGACTTTTCCAAAATAATGTTGGATTTTCGATAAATATGCGATTTGTCTTCACTCAAAGTGAATGTTTTTTCACGTTTATTTAAAATAGTTCCTTACATAATGTAGTGAAATGGACATTTTTCTTTAAGTAGTAAATATAATTTATTATATTAAAATTATATTCATATTTTAAGTAGCATACATAAGACCCGCGTTGCCGCCAACAAAGACAACCATATTGACTCTCTCTTCCATCACATATAAATCATAATTGTACTCATAGATGCGCCAAGACGGCTTATTTACACCGATTATTTCGCCCGTATCTGGATTACAAATGGTTAACACCTGAGCATAAGGGTCTGCTGGTGGGTTAATTGTTGTAAACTCAAATTCAACATTTGTGAACCTGCTCATATTCATAGCACCAGATGGCTGTAGCGAATAAGGCGACGTATCTAAACAAAAATTATAGCAATATAGACCGTTGGGAGCAAAACCTTCGGTCCTCGTGTATTTTTCAACATAATTATAAACTCCAACAGGCAACATATTTTCTCTGTATTGCCCGTCCAATAAAATACCCAATGACACCAAAATTTGCTTCAGATTTTGCTGATTATAAACACCTGTTATTGCCAATCCTGACAATTGTCCATCCGGATTTGTTCCCGGACCAATTAATAGCGGAGCCGGTCCTGAAGTGTCTGGATTCGGATAGTCACCATCAGCAGGAGCAGGAGTAATATCAACCGGCATATAATTATATGGCCAATTTGTGTAATTAGACCATTCATTCCTCAAATTAACATCGCTCCTTTGAAAATAAAACATCCAACTAATTACCATACCAATAGAATCTATTTGTACCTTATTTTGACCAGTGATATTATAATAAGGTTTCTCATAGACTTGCTTAATTAAATATTTCTGCTCGTTTTTAGCAAAGAGTTTAGATTCGTCATTAGAGAGAAAACAATATGTACAATTTAAATTAATATCCGCATTCCAATTAGTTCGTGTATCAACATAAGAGTTTGGTCCAAGTGTTTCATCTGGCGGTGTCTGTAAAAATCGATAAAACTGCATATAATATTGATTAAAATTGGGCGCAACATATGGAAAATTATTATTGTAATCCATTACATCACGAATACTGAAAAGCTGATTAATTGGTTTAAATGTTACACTTATTTGTAATTCATTGTATTGTAAAGATACCAAAGGAAATGCATTTTGTGTTTTAAGGTTAAACCAAGCACCGAGCGGAATATACAATACTTGTCCCATAATAGATGGTTGAGCACCAGCCGGATTCGGCGATCCACCAGGTAAACTGGCATAAAACGCATTTGGATATGAATTCACATGGGTACCCGCATTTCCAGGGTCATTCAATTCAGGAATATTACCGATCATATTATCAAATAATGCTCTTTTAGCACCACTATAATCTCTTTGAACAGATGCTAATATGTAGCGACCGGAATATTCTTGTAATTTTTGATTGCCGCAAGTAATCGTAATTCGGTCAATCATCTGAGCACCAATATTATCTATCCATTTGAATTCATATGGCGCCCAATCGGTATAGACAGTTGAACCATCTTGTTGAGGAACAGCTTGAGGAGGAAAAATCGGACTCCAAATTGTCGGTAAAGCTACAGAAATATAGCAGTCCATCAATAAATCCGCATATCTCTTAACCTTAAATACAAATGTAGACTCGGTTGTTAAGTTTAGTGATGGTGTACCTTCATAATCTAACCGGAAATTTTGTTTTCCGAAATTAGTATATTTTTTATATGTCGACTTCCAGAATGTCTTCTCTGGGTTCCCATTTAATATAATATTTTGTTGTCCTTCTGAAACAAGGTTTAAAAGACCGCCAGGCATGCTATGTATAATATATAGGTATAAATATTATTTAACTAATTTCATTAATTATATAATATTTTTAAAAAATTAAAAAAAATAGCATAATATATTAGATTAATGTCAAACACCTCAACAGATTATTTAAGCAAACTAAAAGATATGGATAAAGATTTTGCGTCTTATATGATTATGGCAATTACTTTAATATTATTGGCAATAATGATATGGTATATTATTAGTTTGACTAAATTAGAAGCCAAGAACACCGATTTTATGAATGATTTATATCCGTCTCTCGATGGTAATATAGTACCTATTTCAGCAAATTCAACATTAGCAGACAGTTCGGGATGTTTATACGATTATTATATTAAAACCGCATACAATGCTTGTTCAGGTGGTTCTTATAAGAACGATTTTGTAAGTATTGATGTATTGAAAGCGATCATTAAACAAGGTGTACGATGTTTAGACTTTGAAGTCTACTTGGTTGATGACAAACCGGTTGTAGCAACAAGCACACAAGATAGTGTTCATATCAAAGAAACATTTAATTCAGTTAATTTTGCAGATGTTATGAAAACAATTAATAGTTATGCTTTTTCGGGAGGCAGTTGCCCGAATCCAACAGATCCACTTATAATTCATTTACGTGTTAAAAGTAATCATCAAAAAACATATTCAAAAATGGCGACTATTTTTGAAGCATACGATTCAGTGATGCTCGGAAAAGACTATAGTTTTGAAGGTGGTGGAATCAATTTAGGAACAGAACCATTATTACAATTCCAAAGCAAAATAATTTTGATAGTGGAAAAAAACAGCAATAACAATAACGCCTTTTTAGAAAACCAAGAGTTTATGGAGTATGTCAACTTAACCAGTAATTCGGTTTTTATGAGAGCATATAATTATTATGATGTTAAGAATAATCACGACACTGATGAACTAACAAATTTCAACAGGAATAATATGACAATTGTATTCCCAGACAACGGTACTAATCCACTAAACCCAAGTGGGCTTTTATGTAGAACATATGGATGTCAAATGGTGGCAATGCGTTATCAATATGTTGATAATAATCTTGAAGAAAATGCAATGTTTTTTGATAGGACTGGTTCTGCGTTTGCTTTGAAACCAGCAGCACTCCGATACACACCAATTACAATCCCGGACCCTATACCTCAAAATCCCAATTATAGTTACGCCACACGTAATGTTAGCAGCGATTATTATAATTTTAATATGTAATTAAATTAAATACGAGTTGATGTCAATGTCATCAATCAAATATTTGTTTTTTATTTTGTCTGCTAACAAAATATGAACAATTGCTTTTTTAAATTTAACTATATTTTTAATTTCGTCAACAATACTTGTTAAATTTATAGAAGGCGACCAATTATCTGGACAATCATAAGAATCACAACACAAACAATCTTTTTTTTTGTATTTACGAACTATTTTTCTCTCATCATTATCAGTTATTCTCAACAAATCCAAGTAGGAATTACCATTATAGTATATTTGCGGAGGCTGAAAAGGATACGTATTCTTAAAAATGAAGCCATATTTTTCTTCATTTTCAATAACAGTTAATTCGACATTCCCAGAATTATTCGACAATACGAAATTTGGGTATTTTTCGTATAAATTTTTACAATCATTAGCAATTCTTCTACTCGACACTCCTTTTCCAAATTTTTGGAAAAATTCATTAACATAGTTGTTATCCATTTTATTTATTATTATACTATTTATTAAAAAATAAATATTATATCAATTTTATATTTATATATATTAATATATTAATATATGAAGCAAAAAATATGTAAAGATTTAAATTTTAGTGATTGTGAAATGGCGATTTTGCGTATGGCTGTAGATCAAGCAGAGGAAAAAATGGGTAAACGAATCGCGAATTCAGAAGATATTCAAAAAATAATCAATGTCGTAGAGGATTTTCTAAAAACAGAGGATTTAATATGTTATGGTGGAACTGCGATTAATAATATTTTACCAGAAGAAGACAAATTTTATAATACCGACGTAGAAATACCCGATTATGACTTTTTCTCTTATGACGCTTTAGAAAATGCGAAGAAATTGGCGAATATTTATTATAAAAAAGGTTTCACCGAAGTAGAGGCGAAAGCAGGACAACATCACGGCACTTACAAAGTATATGTTAATTTTATACCGGTTGCCGATATCACACAAATTCCCAAAGAAATATTTATGGCTTTGAAAAAAGATTCGATAAGAGTCGCGGGTATTTTGTATGCGTCACCAAATTTCTTGAGAATGTCGATGTATTTAGAATTGTCGCGACCCGCCGGAGATATAAGCAGGTGGGAAAAGGTTCTGAAACGTTTGAGTCTTCTCAATAAAAACTATCCCTTAACCAGTATAAACTGTGATGAAGTAGAATTTCAAAGACAAATGTCAGATAAGAAAAATGAGGACGCCATTTACGAAAATGTTAAAAATACATTTATTAACCAAGGTGTCGTGTTTTTTGGAGGCTTTGCTATTTCTCTCTATTCTCAATATATGCCAAGGAATTTACAAAGACGTTTACAGAAAATAGCCGATTTTGATGTGCTTTCTCACGAACCCGAAACAACGGCACAAATAGTTAAGGAGCGGTTAAAGGATATTGGTATAACTAATTGTAAAATAGTGAAACACGAACCGGCTGGCGAAGTAGTCCCAGAACATTATGAAATAAAAGTGGGAAAGGATACGATCGCGTTTATTTATAAGCCAATTGCGTGTCATAGTTATAATGTCCTATTTATAAAGGGTCAAAAGGTGAAAATAGCAACTATAGATACTATGTTGAGTTTTTATTTGGCGTTTCTATATGTTGATAGACCTTATTATAATGAGTTTTCAGAGAGAATCTTATGTATGTCCAAATTTTTATTTGAAGTACAGCAAAAAAATCGCTTAGAGCAAAAAGGGTTGTTAAAACGTTTTAGTATTATATGTTATGGACACCAAGAATCGGTAGAGGAAATGAGAGCTGAAAAGGCGGCAAAATACAGAGAATTGAAGCAAAGCAAAAATAAGGCGGCGCTTGATGAATGGTTTTTAAATTATAAACCGGATCAGAATAAAAATTCTTTAGAACAAGAAAAACAAGAAGAAAAGGAAAAACCAAAAAAAACAGAAAAAAAGAAAAAAACAAAGGCAAAGGCAAAAGCAAGAAAGCCCTTTTTTGACTTTTATGGTAAAAAGACCAGAAAAAACAAGAAAGTATTGTATTAGATCTACTTTTCTTACGAAGTTGTAAAAAGTAGAAAAAGTAGAATTTACAAACAATACGTTTCCAATAATATGATAAAAATATCGTGTGTTATTTTTGATATTATCTTATATACAATCGTGTTTTCAAAATTATATCCAATCAGTATTTTGCTTTTAAAATATATTAAAAGATATATAAAATTTATCATAAGCTTTTCAAAAATCATTTTTAGATAATTAAACGTCTTATTAGTAACAGACCAATCATTTACATAACTACACATTTGTGTATCCGACTGTTTAATATAAAAATTATGTATATCAAGTAATCCAGAGAGAATACGATGAAAATTCGATTTTTCATTTTTAACATTTAATAAATTGCCGATTTTATCATAACCATAAAGGTCCAGATATAGTATTTTTTTACCAGACTCATTATTAAAAATATATGGGTTCATTCCGTCAACATACTTATTATCATATAAAAAATTACCATCTATTAAGTAAGGAATAAAACACGATTTAATAATCGTATCGAATATTTCATCAATATCTTTATATCTTGACTTTATCGTTTTCTTACCCTTTTTTATATTATTGTAACAAATATATAATTTACCGTTTATCTTTTCACAAATATTACTGGGTATTCTATCCTTTAAATGTATTTTAAGTTCTTTTATAGTAGGTAATTTATGACCATTTTGAAATTCCTTTTTAACAATATCATATAATGGTGACATCATATCTAAAGCATCAATAAAATATAAAATCGCTACTGCTGAACCAATACTACAACCAGATATTCTTTCGATTATAATATAGTTACGTTTTTCCATTTCTTTCAAGAAGTACAATGCTCCTACCAAATAACTGCCATTAAACATACCACCATCTAAAACTAAATCAAGCCTTAATGGTGTCTTAGAATTCTTTAAATCATCCGGCAAATTTTCAATTAATTTTATTACATAATCATTTATCATTTATAAGTTTATATGTAATAAAATAAGGGATTTATATTGTTGCTTTATAACGTATTTTTTACATCACTTAATTTTTTATTCTGTAAAAGTCTTTCTATGAATTTGTCTTCTTCTTTGTGTGTCACATAAATATTAATTATCTCAGCAGGTGAATAAAAAAATTCGTTTATATTTTGTAGTTTTTCGGTGTCGATTGGTTTTTCAAATAAATGACTGTAAATCTCCGCTATAGTATTGTGGCTGGCATTATCCAATTTATGGGTTATATCGATTCTACCTGGTCTTGTTAGCGCCGAATCCAGCTTTTCATAATGATTCGATGTAATAATCAACATTCTTCCTGGTGTTTCACGAATACCGTCCCACAAATTCAAAATATCATCCAGTGTTATCGGTTGTTCTCCATTATTTATGGCGTTATTTGTAGATCCATTAATATCGCAAATTGTTTGCAAAACATCGCTCACCTTTACACTGTCATTATCTGTTTTAATCAATCCGTTTAAATTGTTGCTACTACTATTACTACCAAAATTTTTATTCTTGTTCCGCTCATTTTTTCTCTCTAAAATAATATCTCCAATACAATCAATGTCCTCAAACACAATAATTTTTTTGTTAAATGTCATATCTCTTTTTTCATTATCGTGATTATATGTGTCCTCGAAAAAGTAATATTCTAATTGTTGTTTGGTCTTAATTAACTTCAATGGTATAACAATAATATGTCTTCCAGTATGGTTTGCGATTGCTTTAATTAATGACGTTTTACCCGTGCCTGGAGGACCATGTAATCCAATACCGAGCGAATAAGGAATACCCTTTTCACAATACCACTCCTTTTTACTCGTAAAATAATCTATTTTGTTAATTATATCTTGTTTGCCGTCGAAAAATATGTTTTTAAATGTACGATTACTTTCAAATACATATTCACTCCAACTCGCATATTTAGAATCATCATCGTCTTTTTTAACATTATCTAAAACATATATAAATTTTTTGTTGGAGCGTTTATCTTTAATTGTCGTAAGATGTTCAT